AATATTATACGGATGGCCGCTTTTGGCGGGAAGTTGATTGAAATTTCTAAAAAATTACCATACTGCCATTTGGAGGCTTGGTATAAATGAGCCTCCAAAGCCTCCAATTCCCACATGGAGTTTGGAGAGCCAATTGTCCAATTCAAAATGCCTAAAACACGGTCGTTTCAAGTTCAGGCTAAAAATATTTTTTTAACATACCCCAAATGCCCAATACCCAAAGAACAAATGTTAGAACTTATTAAGGGCATTAACTGTCCATCTGATAAACTATTTATACGGGTTGCTCAGGAAAAACACCAAGATGGGTCTCTGCATATCCATGCCCTCATCCAGTTCAAGGGTAAAGCCCAGTTCAGAAACCCCAGACATTTCGATGTCACTCACCCTAACACCTCATCCCAATTCCATCCAAACTTCCAGGGAGCTAAGTCCTCATCCGATGTCAAGTCCTACATCGAGAAGGACGGTGATTACATCGACTGGGGTGATTTTCAGCTCGATGGAAGATCTGCTAGAGGAGGTCAACAGACAGCTAATGATGCTGCAGCAGAGGCCCTCAATTCAGGATCCGCTGATGCCGCTTTGGCAATAATAAGGGAGAAACTCCCTAAAGATTTTATTTTTCAATATCATAATTTAAAGTCTAATTTAGATAGGATTTTTGCACCTCCAAGAGAGGTTTATATTTCTCCTTTTTCTATTTCTTCTTTTGATCAAGTTCCTGATGAACTTGAAGAATGGGCTGCAGTTAATGTTGTCACTGCCGCTGCGCGGCCTATTAGGCCCATAGGAATTGTTATTGAGGGTGATAGTCGGACCGGCAAAACAATGTGGGCTAGGTCCCTCGGCCCTCACAATTATTTGTGTGGCCACTTGGACTTAAGCCCAAGAGTGTATTCAAATGACGCATGGTATAACGTCATTGATGATGTGGATCCGCATTATTTAAAACACTTTAAAGAGTTCATGGGGGCCCAAAGGGACTGGCAGTCCAACACCAAATACGGAAAGCCAGTTCAAATTAAAGGTGGCATTCCCACTATCTTCCTCTGCAATCCAGGGCCCAACTCCAGCTATAAAGAGTTCCTGGACGAAGAAAAGCATTCCGCACTAAAACATTGGGCACTCAAGAATGCAATCTTCGTCACCCTCACAGGCCCACTATACTCAGGTACCAATCAAGGTTCTCCACAGGCAAGCCAAGAGGTCCATCAGGAGGAAGAGGGTGGACCTTGACTGTGGTTGTTCCTACTACATCCATATCAACTGCAGGAACCATGGATTTACGCACAGGGGAACGCATCACTGCAGCTCAGGCAACGAATGGCGTCAGTATCTTGCAGGTCCCAAATCCCCTATATTTCAAGATCCTCAGCCACGACAGCAGGCCATTCAACTCCAACACGGACCTGATAACTATCAGGGTCCAGTTCAACCACAACCTTCGGAAAGCGTTGGGGATACACAAATGTTTTCTAACCTTCCGAATCTGGACGACCTTACAGCCTCAGACTGGTCATTTCTTAAGGGTGTTTAGGACCCAAGTGTTAAAATGTATCAATAATTTTGCTGTAATTAGCCTCAACAATGTAATTAGGGCAGTCGATCATGTATTGTGGAATGTATTAACGCAAACAGTCTATGTACAGAGTTCAAACATAATAAAATTCAATGTTTATTAATTTGTAACCGAATCGTAGAAATAGATTCGTATTTTCAGAGTAGCATACACGGGGTTTGAGGCATGCGTACATGCCATATACAACATCAACGCATTCTCACTGTGATTCTCATACTTGCCAGCCTCTTGCTGGTTATACACAACATAATTATTAACCCTAACAAATTTCTTCACGAGAGCCTGCTCCTTAGACGCATATTGACCACCAGTCACGGTTGCATGCCACTTCCTGAGAACCTGGTAACGATCCCTGTGCATATTCTTGACCGTTGCAGTGCTCGGCTCGTTGTCGAACATGTTAAACACATCACCAAAATCTTGAGGTTTATCAACTGGACGACGATCACGAACAAGGAAGAACATAACACTGTTAGTGTGGTTCTTGGTTTTGATGTTCTCATCCATCCATATCTTGCCCAGAACATAGACAGACTTAACGCAGAAACGCTTACCTACCCTATGGGTCAGACCCGTACCCCTAGTAACATCACTAATACACATAACCTTACCAATATGAACTACGTCATGCCTAGACTCGAAAGACTGGACCTTACATGGGCCTTCACATCCCTTGGGAACATCAGGGCTTCTGTACATTCTGTAGAACATGGGCTTCCGATTCATGGGCCTGTTGGCCCATTCCTTTCCCTTTGTGGCGCGGACAATGCGGACAGCAGCACGTCGGCTGTATGGGCTGGTTGAGGTCAGCAGTCGACGATACTTCGAGGCGGGTCCTGAAATGATCATATCTGCCGGACGCTTGGACATAATTTTTGGCACGAACTACGGATATTAATTCTCGTATCAAGTCGTATCCCAGAGAATCAGGGGAATACGTATTTTCTACAAGTTGCAAGTATTTAATTGCAAGCATACACCTGAACCCGTGTACGGTTTCAGGAAAATCATTTACAAGTGGATCCTACATTGTAAATGAATGTAAAACTTGGTCACCAAGTTTATATAGGGGCCCACATGAATAATTAAGCTTTGACGGGGGCACATATGTGGTGGGGAAAAGACACACGGGGGGACCATGAAAGCGACAGAAAGGGGCGCGGCCATCCGGT